ATTTCGTAAGTATTCTATATCTTCAATAGCGTCATTATTTGATAATCCAGGTAAAGTATCTATTTCTGTACCACTGTCTCCACCACGAACAGGTAAGAAATAATCTTCTGTTACCGATTCTATGTTATACCGTAAATTGTAATCACCTGTATTTTGATCTATTACAGGAATTTTTTTCATTTTACTTATAAGTCTTTGCATAAAATTATCAACTTCATTTGGTGGAATATTTCCAATGTCAACTTTAAATACTCTTTTTTCTGGTGCTCTCATGATTCTATGAATTAACATAGCGTCTTCCATAAGAGTCAATTGTTTAAATATTTTTCTAGCTCCCTCTAAAGCTGATTTACCATATGGTAAAAAGTTGGCGTCTGACATATTTCTAAAGT